GATCAATTCCGCTTATAAAGACCTTACCAAGTCTATAAACATAGAAAAAGAGAAAGAGGCCAAGTTTATAGATGTCTCCAAGCAGATAACTAAGTTAACGAATGACATTTCAACAAACAATTTTAAAATTTCTGAATACCAACGACAAATACGACAGTATGAATCAGAAGTTCAAGAGATTACCCAACAGATTGAGAACAGAAATACTGAAAGAGCAACACTTAAAAGTCTGAAAACCGATTTAAAAGACGTAGAAACAAATAAGGCGAATCACACAGAGAATGTAGACTATCTTGACTTTGCAAGCTCCATGATGAAAGACTCTGGAGTCAAAGCAAAGATTATAAAAAGATATCTACCAGTCATGAACCAGAAGATAAATCATTATCTTCAAATGATGGACTTCTATATCAATTTTACCCTTGATGAGCAGTTCAATGAGTGTATAAAGTCACCTATACATGAGAAGTTTAGTTATGAGTCATTCTCTGAGGGTGAAAAAATGAGAATCGATCTAGCCATACTCTTTACATGGCGAGATATTGCTAAGATGAAGAACTCATCTAGCACAAACATCCTAATCCTTGACGAAATATTTGACAGTTCACTTGACAGTAATGGCACTGACGAGTTTACAAAGATCATCAAGTATGTCATTAAGGATGCTTATGTGTTTATGATATCTCATAAGATAGATGAACTCACTGATAGGTTAGATAATTTAATTACCTTTGAGAAGATGAACGGATTCTCAAAAGTCAGATATTCTACATAATAATATACTACGGATACCGTGTATGATATTATTAGATGGATGTCATTCACTAAAACTTGAGTGTGCTTTAAGAGACTTGGGTTTTATTGACATGGAATGGAGAACAGTTGCACATGCTGGAATCTTTTTCGTGCAACCTGTAGGTATGCCAAATGATCCCGAAGGAGATCTACTAGGATTTACTATAACATATGAGAGTAGAGTCATAAAATTACAAAACACAGCAAAGAAAGCATTAGATACAGCGATAAGATGGTCAGGGGACAGTTGACAAACTGGCACACTATTGATTGAAATTGGCACAAGGGAGATTATAATATAAACATAGACAAGAAACGAAATGCTCACCAAGATTAACTACGAAGTCAAAGGTCAACTCGCAAAACTACTTGCAACTGAGGATCTTATCATAGAGAACCGTAAGGTTGACACAGCGATGTTTGATGTAGAACGTAGGGTATTGACACTTCCAATGTGGGAGAAGGCCTCTGCGTCCGTATACGACCTTCTCGTGGGACATGAGGTTGGTCATGCACTATACACACCAGCACAGAACTGGAAGTTAGATCATCCAGATCTACCAATGTCTTATGTCAATATTCTTGAGGATGTGAGAATTGAGAAGTTGATGAAGCGTAAGTATGCTGGTATTGTCAAGACATTTTTCAATGGATACAAAGATCTTTCAGATCAAGATTTCTTTGAGTTAGAAGAGAATGATGTAGAGGAGATGGGTCTACCAGACAGACTCAATCTAAATGCTAAGATTGGTAACTTTATAGATGTTCCTTTCTCAGATGATGAGCAGTATTTCAAGAACAAAGCAATCAAGACAGAAACATTTGAAGAGGTCTTGGCTCTTTCTGTAGAACTTCATGATTTCATGAAAAAGAAGATCGAAGACTCAATAGCATCAGATAATGGAGAGTTTGACAAAGATTGGAAAGTTGGCAATGATTTCGGGATGGGTGATCCCATTCAATCAGATGATTCTAAAGAGACCGAAGAGGATCTTCCATTTGATGAGTCCAACTCAGAGTCAACTAAAGGTGAAGGTCAATCTATTCCTGACCAAGAATCTGATTTTGATGCTGAGGATATGGAAGCGGCCAGTGATACTACAGGTGGGAAACATGGTAGTCTAGAAACTGTTACAGATAAAACTTTATCAAACAATCTAGAGAACTTAAACAACAAAGATAGAGTAAGCGGTAGAGATCCTGAGTATTGCACAATACCTAAACTCTCTCTTGATAATCTACACATTGACGTTGATGAGATTCACAAAAATCTTGACAGTTGGTACATTGCTCAACAGAAGCACTATGATCTTGATTGCATAGAGAACACTTACAGACCTAAGAAAAATGTCTATGAGGAGGTTGACAATGACTACAGA